CCCAAGTACCGCACTGGGTCTGCAACCATCGCATAAGACTTACCACCACCTGCTGCTCCTCCATAAAGAACTTCTTGTTCTGTAGCTGCTAAAAAACTAGTCTGAGGTCCAGGGTTAGGCTCAAAAATAACTTCTCTAGCTTTTTCAAAGTCTATCTCTTCAGGCTTAGGTTGGGCTGGAACTAACTCTTTCTCTGTAACCGAGTCTTTGGGTTTCAAGCTTTTCCGCTTTTTGTAACGCCTCTTTGTACCTTTGGGCGAGGTAACGTTGAGTTGAAGCTTCGTTCTTACGTTGTTGCTCAATTTTTACCCTCTTGTATAACCCTACATGTGAAATGTATTTTCCAGATTGAGTACTGAGCCAAGCTGCTACTTCTCGATAACTATATTGCTTTATAAACTTCTTAGCTTTTTCAAACAACTCTAGTTCTTCTGGAATTGGTAGTAGTATATCACAGTCATCAGGGTCTTGTCTATACCCAAATGGTACATGTCTACCAACTCTTACAACTGGTTGCCACTCATATTCACCATCTACCGCTACAGGTTTGGGTAACTTCCAAGTTCTATTCGTCTTCATTAGCTTTCTGTGGTAATATAAATAATGGATTTGCTGCAGATACTTCTACTTTTTCTGTTTTAATAAAACCACTGCGGTCTAAAACATCTTTAGCTGCTGCCATCTTTTCTTTGTTACCTAAGTCTGTAGGATTGTTCATAACCTCAAACATTGAGTATGCAGCTTTTACAGCCGATGAACTAATAAACCTTTTAGTTAGCTCTGCAATTTCTTCGGATAGAGATTCTGCAATTGCTTTTGAAGATACACCATCTGCATAACCTGCAAGCTTTCTAGCAGTAGCTAAATTACCTCCAGCTTCTTCAAATAGTACATCTAAGAATTTCTGTTGTTTTTCTGTTAAGTTTCTAGCCATATTTCACCATATAAGTTATAAAAGAAAAAATACCTATCGCTGCTAATAATAGAAAACCTGTAAGACTCCAAGTTACTATTGCTTCTTGTATTTCTGCTTTACGATATTCCTGTTCTTTTTTCTGTTTACGTATTCTACCTTCAGTTGCTACAAGTTCATCCCAAGCAGATGGCCCCATACTAAAACTAATCCAGTCTTTTAACTCTTTCCTCATAGATTCAGCTTTTTTCTTAGCTGTAAATATTTCTAAAGCTTCTGCTTCAACAGAACCCCCATTAAGTGCTTTCCACCAAGGAGGGTTTTTGTTTTTCTGTTCAGCGTAAGACAGGTCACTCATAGCCCCTGCCCATTGGGTCAACTGTCCTGACATATCTTGAAGGTCTTTACCTAGTGCGAAGCCTTTCTTCAATGCATTGAATGCTACGGTTGCACCACCGATTATTGTAACTGGGTCCACGAGCCTCCTCCCAAAGTACTCCTAGTATCATTAAAGAACTAACTACGTTCCTCAAAGAGATCTACCTGTCAGTATAACTCTTTCTATGTCATATCTACCAATACCTAGATCTCGTAACTCCCTATCGGTCATTTGGTAAAGTTGCATTCTTGCAATCTTACGTTTTGCTGACTCTGCCCTTGCTTCTATTATCTTATTAAATAAACGTTTAATCATTTTCTACTCCTATGTTAGCCCTAACTGGCAGGAGTAGTTATACTACAAATAGTTATATCATACTATAGATAAAAATGCAACCCCGTTATGCACTTATCTATTAGGATTAAAGAACTCTCTAGCTGACATAATAACATCAAACGTACCACCATCCTTAGAGCACACAAGTTTATCACCTGCATGTAAGTGCATACGAGCAGCATCTAAAACATTTAAAGTTGTGTTACCTGCTACGGTCTTTGCCTCTATAAAGTTATGGTACGTAGTATTATCTGCGTGATAAAACTCTATTGTAATCTTTTGGCTAGAGCTTGCACCATTAGTTGCCATTAGCATATCAACAGTTGCGTTATGGTTGGCAGGGCAAGTGTATAGTACATTACCACTTGCTCCACCTGATGTAGCAGAAACTGTAACACTTTCAGTTGTAGTATTAAACGTTTCTGCAACCACTATTTTTTACCCCTTACTTTTTTAACTACCTTAGTTGTCCAGGCTTCGTTGACATCAGGGGTAGAAGGATCATCTCCAACAAGTTGACCCTTATCATTACGAGCACGTACTTTTACTTCTTTTGTATCTTTTATAAAGTCTAATACGGCAGGATCTTTTGTGTGCCATTCTCCACGAATATACTCTGCTAAAACAGCACCGTATTGGTCTACTACTTTATCACCATCTAATTTCATTTTTTAACTTTCTTTTTTGGTTTCTTTTTAGGAAATAATCTACCAGGAGCAATTAAAACTTTTATACTGTCTATGCCACTTAATAGTCCTACTTTAATATCATCAGACAGTCTAGGAGTCAATTTAGCAAGGGATCTTTGTAGACTTCTCATTTCTGTTTTAATACTGTTTGGTACTGTACCACCACCTAGTTTAGCTTTTGCTGCTTTGTTTTCAAGGTTAGCTAATTTTCTTTCTAGTTTTTCTGCTTGGGTCATTACACCAGGATCATTATCAATTGCTTTACTAGCTATATTTGCAATCTTATTTAGATCTTTTTTAGTTGTTTTTTTAACGGTAGTTGTTTTTCTATCTCTAAAAGAAGGTGTAGATTTATCTGGAGCTTTAGTAACTCTCTTAACAGAAGAAGGACGTTTGACAGGCTTTTTACTTGAAATACGTTTTTTAGGTCTAAGAGATTTTGTAACTGCTCCTGACTCTCGTTTAGTTCCTTTACTTGCTTTAAGTTTTTTTTCTTCCTCTTTTAGATTAGTGGTATACCTTTTACCTTTCCAAGTAAAAACTTTACCTGCACCTTGTGCTTTACGTGCAGCATTAAAAGCTTTTTTAAAGCTCATATCATCATATTTACCAGCCATTGACTTAGCCTTTCTTATAAGTATTTTTAGGTCTGGCAATACCTGTATTCATAGGGCCAGAAGATTTAACCATTCCGCCTACGTTATACATAGCAACCTTACCACCTTTTGCGTAAGCTTTCTTTTTCATTGCTCCGCCTTTGGCATAACCTTTCTTTTTCATCATGCCACCTTTATTTGCACCCTTAGCTGCAGATTTCATTGATTCAGTTTTATTACCATCTTTGTCAATATCTAAAAAATCTGGTTTTGCTGCTCCACCTTTAGAGTAACCTTTTTTCTTCATGCCACCTTTAGCATATCCTTTTTTCTTCATCATGATTCTTCCTCACTATATAAATTGTTAAAGACTCGTTGCGTATCCCATACATAGTCTACGTTTTCTTTCGAGTTATACATATGTTGATTTGGTTTAAAGTCTGGAGCACCTTGTCCAGTTTCAAACCAAGCAGGGTGAGTTACTCTCACTCTATTATTGGGCAACGCAACTATGTTACCTGTGTATTCACCTGCATCTAACAACTCCAATACATGAGACTGTTTATGTTGTGCAGGGTCATCTGCTACTTCGTTATCTGTGTAGTCTACAGTGAAGTAATACTTTGCAGGATAGAACTCACCATCAATTTTTGCTATCCAAGGAGCAGGTGTAGCTCTTTCTAATTTATATACTGAGTGTGTATGCGACATAGAATCCCAGGGTTGTGCTAAGTATGGTGGTAGCTCCGTAGGCCATTCCTCTAGGGGGGTATCTGCCACGAGTGCTGTTAGAGGCATTCTTGCCCACATTGCACCACCATGTACATTCTCTGAGTCATCAAAGTCTGACTCACAACCTGTAAATATAACTTGAAAGCTTAACGTTCTGTTTGGCATGGTGGTTACACCTATGACCATACAGTGTAAAAACTCTCCATGATAATCTTCTAAATTCTTTGTATACTCTCTACGTACCCATGCTTTGAAGTAAGGTATACTACTAGTTAAAAATGGCATTTACTTCCTAAAGGCTCTAGTTTTCTTTGCGACTTTTTTAGGTTGAGGTACATGCTGCTTACCTGCCTTCGTGCCTTTTCGTTTAGCTCTGGTTGTAGCTGCATACTCACTGCTGCTAAGAGACTTAATAGCCGCACTAGGTAGATAACGTTCACCAGTCTTAGAACTAGGCTTGCCACTCTTGGTACGCCACTTTTGCTTTGTCCAGTTTTTTAGACTTTTTTGAGGAGCCTTCACGTCTTGTAGCCTCCGCCTTTTGCTTTGTATTGTTTAGCCAACATCTGAGCTTTTCGGGCTGACCATTGACCTGGGTTGCCGCCTTTACCTCCAGCCTTGATTGAGTTGAAA